AACAGTAGTAGTTAAGCCAAATCCAATAGCTTCCGCATATTCCTGCTCGCTCATTGGTCCAATAACACGCCACCTTGTGCTTGAATTCCAAAAGGTACTGTATTGATACCAAGAGAAGGCGGCAGGGAGCGCATAAGTTCCCTGCCCGCCTACTAAGGTAATACTGCCTGATGCGTAACATTTAGGCCATGGGTATGCTTCAAAGATGTCTTTATTGACTCTTTGAGTCATGGCCAACAATTGTTTCGTAGTAACTTCAGTTGAGGAGATAACGTTGGATTCAACCGTATATCCACATTCTTGCGCTACATTAGAAACAATTGTCGCTAAACTCATACCTTCCTTGGTCTACCCCGTCTAGCCGGAGCTACGTCATCAGCTACATCTAGATCGTCAACAACCGGAGCAGATTGGATCACCTCCTTTCTCATGCCACGCAAGTCAGTGCCTTCGTTTGCTTCAATGCGTTGCAACAAAAGCTCTACTTTTTCTTCCAGCATTTTTCTTCGTGTTGATTCGTTCTCAAGTTGTTGCTTGAGCGTAACAACATCGTGCTGTGAAGATTTAGCGGCTTCAAGCCAATCTGCTGCAAGTTTTACAAACTTGCTCAACGGACCTATCTTTCGCTTAATTTCATCATTAGCAGTGGCAAGCTGCTCTACGGTTCTAAATCCCAAATAATGCAACTCTCGCATAGCGGAAGCAGTCATAGGTGGCCACTCTTGTAATGGAGTCCCGCTCTCTACTGGCTGGTTTCCCGCTTGGAATGCTGCGTATAGCTCTGGATATTCAGTAATGTCTTGTGGCTCAATCTTTCTTACTGTCTCATCTCCACCAGGCCACTGAATTGAGATGGAAGGAATTTCATCAAATATAGGACGACCTTCTTGCATAGTTCTCATACGGTTCTCATTAACCGCATTAAAGAATTTTACATTAGCGCCGCTATAGCGTTTCTTTGGTTGGGATTGCCCATTCATAATGGACTGCCAATCTATTTGTGCCATATTTCTCCTTTGTTAATAGGCATTGTTGCCTATGTAACTTATAGCACTATCCCTCAATTACAAGTAACTCTTCTAATGCACCCCCACTAGCTTGATAAACAGTAATTGCGCCAGTTGGAACAAAATCAAAATAATTGGTATATACACTCCCCGATCCAAAGGGGAGCACTGGATTCGCTGCCGTTGCAGTAGTTCCTGTTATAGTTGCTCCAGTCAAACTCAAACCAAAATCATTTGAGCCTAAATTTGCGATAAAAATAAATCGTCTAAAAGGATTGGCAGGTACAAGTTCAAAACTTGTAGCGTCGGGAACTGATGGAATAGTTTGCGTAACTGCGCCGCCGTATGATGTCATAAAGCCTCAAAAAAAGGGGGGACTAGCCCCCCGTTGTTAATTAAGTTTCTCTTGAAAGAGCGTAAATTAACCAGTTAGTTGCGCTTTGCCGAAATGCAATGTTTCCAATTGTATTTTGACAAGTAACAGCCGCCCCAGCAGTACCACCATTTAACGTACCCGAAGCATCTATTGGAAATACGTTCAAAGTGTTAGCACCGTTATTTTGTATTAAAACAAACTGACCAATTGGAACATCAGGCAATTTTACCCCTGTCCCTGAACCTACGGTGCTTAACACATTTATTAAGCTAGTAAGCTGCAAAGCAGTTGCAAGATTTGTTCCAGTAGCAGTCAATCCTGCGCTAACACTTTTTGTTGGACCCGAAGAAATTGTCTGCGTATTTAATGCAGACGCTTGCTCCGGTGGCATTCCTAACCCAATCAAATCTGTCAAAAGTGACATAAAATCTCCCTAAAACGGGGGAACAAACAACATTCCCCCGTATTTTTTATATTCCCATTGGTGCGGTAGACGCCAACTCGATAGCTTGTGTGCCAGTAGTAGCGGTCAACCCGTACACATGGTTTATTTTGTCTGTCGTGGTTGCATCATCTGCACATCCTGCGGTTGCGGTTGTGTAGAGCGCATTTCCAGCAACATATCCCGTTAGGACTTTGCCTTTAATACCTACGCCAGTTCCACCACCCATTGCGCCACCAATCCATACCCAGAGATATTCATTATCAGCAGCAGCTACTTGAGCTACTCCAATTTGAATAGGTCCGGCAATTGTATCTAGCGCTTCAGCGGCTTGCCCTGCACTTGTAATTTTTACAAACGCATATTGAGCAATAGCCCCATCAGCTTGAACAAATACAAATTCACCTTCTGGAGAACTTCCTACATCACCAAGTTTAGCTGGCAATGAAGGAATTGTTCCCTCTACGAATGTTCTTAAGTAATTTACACCAAACGATCCTGACTGTGACATATTCTATTCCTCCCTAATTAAGCGTAAATAACAGCTTGTAGAGCCGGAGCAGAACAGCACAAGTTTCCTTCAACGATAATAACCGTGAAGAAAGCGTCCTGATCAACTGGGCGAGCCATCTCTGGTGCGAGCGGCTTAAAGTCAGCCCCACGAACCATGTCCATCGTCCAATACTTCGTATTGAGAAGGCGGCAAGAATTCGTCTCAAGAACCGACGAACCATAACCACCATCGAATACGAAATCGCATCCGTCGTAGCTGAGCACACGGAAACCAGCAACAGCCTTCTTTGTAGGAAGCTGAATGCGCTGAATAGCCGTAAGCGAGCTGTGAAGGTACTTCCAAGCTGTGCGGTCCATCAGACCCAAGTCTGGCTGCTCATCGCCTCGAACAATCTGGCTGATAGTATCAGTGATTGTCTCTTGGACGTTTGAAGCTGACAGAGTTGTGTTTACAGCAAGGTTTCGTGCCCAAAGGTTTGTACCACGATCAATCTGACCGTAAGTGCCGGAACCAGGAGAAGTCGAAACTGCCTTCTTGATACCGTCAAACTCAAGACCACCAGAACCTGTTCCATCACCACGAAGCGATGTAGAAACAGTATTCTTGAGGCGAGCAATAGCTGCCTTCATCTTCATCTCAGCCAAATCAATCAACTGAGCCTGATCACGGTTAGCACGACGCTCACGACCCGAAATTGCAACAGGCTCATAAACCTGCTTAATTCCAAATCGGAAAGCCGTAGCATCTTCAATTGCGTTCAGGTTGAACGAAGAAAATCCTGAGTAGAAACCACCCTGAGCATCATCATTATACATGATGGGCTTTCGGAGTTCGTATCCACCAGAAAACTTACGAATAAGACCCTGATCGTCAAGCGAAGCCAAAAGCGGGTTGTGATGTAAAATCTCATCCGCAATAGCATCCGACTGATCGAAAAGGGTTGTGACAATTGCCTCTTCTAAATTAGCCATTTGTTATCCCTACTTAATTTTAGGCGGGACAACCGAAAACTTAGTCATCTCCTATCAGGCGACGACGCAGGTTCTCCCGCAAGTCTTTAGTTTGTATTCTGGGAGTCCCGCTTCCTGGGGAGCCAGATATGGAGCGTGACGCAGCTTTTGCTTTTTGCGCCACAGCTTGTTGCTGTTCGATTACCGGCTTAGCAGTCATTTTGTGAACAAGACTGGAATAAGCAGGGTTGCCATTTATAACATAGTTATAGGCTGTCTCTAGGATTTGCTCAGGGGAGCTATAGCGTCCTGTTCCTGTCAACGCCTGAACTATAGGAGCCATTTCTGCCTCTATTTGGGAAGCAGTTTCTGGATCCTTGAATACTGGCTTAGTATTCATAAAAGATTCTACGACACGTTGATTAAACAACTCAACGGCTTTTTGTTCCTGCTGCTGCATAATGGCTTGCATACGCTCTTCAGCAATGCGTTCTGCTTCCTGCCTAGTCAAATAGCCTGGGTTTTGTTGCGGCTGATAATCGCCATTCTGGGGCTGATAGCCAGTAATGTCGTCGATAGTAAGACCGTATGATTCTAACCATTCAATGGCCGTTTCTACTGGATTGTTTTGCATAGCCTTATCCCAAGCGATTGAGCGTTTAGCTATGTCACCCAGTGATATACCCTGCTTTGCGTAATCTGTTTCGTATTGCTTAATAACGTCATAAATGCCTGACGTTTGACGTTTTAGCTCTTCGACCTCAGCCATTTTGCGGCTATAATCCGAACGAGTTTCGTAAGCTCGACGATTTAGGTATCCTTGCAAAACATGAGCGTTTGCAGCGGTGGGGTTCAAAAACGCTTCTCTTTCCTCTGCTCGCATATCAGCGGGAGGCAAAAGAGTTGGCCTATCAATTGGAGTTTCTACATGTGGAGTTTCTTGAGCAACTTCGTCTTGGGTTTCGGTTTCGGCCTTTACCTCTGTATCGGGTTGTTCGCCCTGGTCCAAATGCTGAGCAAGTGCTTCTCGTATGCTAGGGCTTTTTGGTTCTGACTCGTTTGACTCTACTTCAATTTCAGTATCCGCTGCTTTATATCTATCCATTGTTCCACCTTTCAATCATTTGTTGCTTTAACTTAGCGACTAACTTACGTTCGGATTGTCCTGATTCTCGATCAGGGGCGTACCCTTTATCATAAGCGTCACCAATCTCAATTGCGCCAGCAGCTTTATAAGCCGCTCGCAACTTTGATTTACTCGTGTAAATTTCTTTTGGATTAAGCGGATTTCTAGTGGGCGGCATCTCGTCTGGAATGTAGCCATGCCTTGCATTTGCATGAACTTGCCGAACTACTTGCTCAATCGGTACAACTTTTTGTTGTATTGGACACCACTGAAATAATTTGTACTTTTCCATTAATCATCCATTGTAGCTAATAATAACAATGTTTTTATTCGTTTTTGTTTTGTATTCCTAAACTCTGGAGCTACTTGCTGAACTAATACCTCAAATTTCTGTTGTGCAGTTAGCTTTTTCTTTTTCTTCTTTCGTTTTTGTTCTTCATCATAACGACGCTTTTTAAGAATTTGAGCTGCTATATTTTCTTCGTATATTTCTTCAGCACGTTTTTGTTGACGCAAGTTACGATTTAAAATATCGCTTGTATCTTGAAGACCGCCTTCTAAAAGAACAGTTGGTGGATAAAAGACTAATGTGCTGGCAATTCCCTCAAGCACAATGTTAATTGCGCCCGTTTGTATCGTTGGAGGATAAACAACTGTGCTTGTGTTCCAAGCGGGTATAATAACCGTTGCGTCGGTTGTTTGCGTTATTGTTGGCAAATTGACGGTGCTTGTCGGCCCAATTAAATTGCAAACAACGGTAAGCGTAGTTTGTGAAACAGAAGGTTGATAAACTTGACTCGTCGGACCCAGCAGGGACAACGTAATGTTGTTAAATACTTCAAACGGAACATTTGGAAACGATTCGCCAACTGTTTGAGCGTTAGGATAGGAGCTGTTAAAATAATTGTGCAGCGAACTATTAAAGCTCATTACGGACCAAATTGAATTAGGGTTTGTGTAACTGCCGCATTACTATAATTGATTGCGACATATTGCGATGTCACTACGCCACTGGTTGCAGTTGCGAAACCTACAAAACCAACATTCACACCGGAGCCGCCAATAACGTCTTGAACACTTGCTCCGGCGACACTTGTTTGCGCCAACGACACTTCGCTATACATCCACACTTCTGCTGCTCCAGCCGTTGACGCAGTATCAACTCTAATTTGAGTAATATCTCTAGCGGCGGTTGCAGTATCCAACGGCAGAAAAAAACAAGAGCCGATGCTTGCGAGCGGAACGGTGATAGACGTTGTTCCCGCTAAGGTTCCACCGTTTTCAGTAACAATTCCAGCTCCTCCCGTTGCGGTTTGCAATCTAATAACAGGCGACGTTCCAGTTATTGCGGTCGTAATTTTTAAAAATGGCAAATACGCTTGTGGTTGATTTGCCTGTCCTAATTCAACTTGCAACAAAGGAAAAGTTGCTGCGTCATGAGTAAAGGCGTTGCCCGTACTTGTAAACGAAACTGTGCCCACTTTATAAATAACTGCCGTTGCGCCGCCCCTTCCAACTGAGTTTGTGCTCATCAGCGTTACAATAGGAACAATACTTGTCGGAATTTGAAATTGCTGAGTAGTACCAGGCCATGTGGAGCCAGTCGCTTGTCCCTGTATTTGAAACGAAAAGCGTCCTGTAGTTGCTGTTGCCGCTGTTGTTGCTGCCGATACAACGGAAGTATTAAAGCACCATGTACCCCCACTTGTTGCAATATCCTTATACAAATCGGCAAGAAAAGTCATTAGATTGGCTCCGGCGATAAACTTAAAGTCGCAACTGCATCACACGTAGTTGTGCTAAACAATCGATAAAAACCTATGTAATCGTTTGCCTCAATTAAGTAAGGAATTTGAAAGTTTGAAACAAAACCAGTGCCGTAATTAGAACCGTTTGTAAAACTTAAATGAATTGGCAAAATGCCGTAAATATCAATAACGCCGGAACTACCCGTAGAAATTGTCATGCCAGTAACATCACGAACACCAACACTGCTAGAACTAAATAACGATTGCAGATTAAAACAACTATTTGCCGTTGCGTTTGTTGGTAACACCGGAGCGCAAGTTTGGCCAGAGTTTCCAAGGTCGTCTGTAAACGTAACTGTTACCGTTGGAGTAGTTGCTACCAACGTTGTTCTAACAACCGCAAAACATAATCCAGCGGCAGTTTGAATTGATGTCCCACGAATTGTTTTAGTAGGCATAGCAACGCCATCAGTAAAAACTGAGGTTGCAACGTCTAAACTGCCTAGCAGGTAATCAAGACCGACAATCATGCCTGTACCCGCATCTTCGTTGTGCATTGAAACATTAGAAGCAACAAAACCCGCTACGTTTGCTCCCACACTTGGAATTTGTGGACGTAAATTTAATTTTTGAATTGTTGTTCCACCACTAGCTACTGTTGCCGCTGTCGTTGCTGCCGCAATTCGTGGAAAGTATAAACGATAAAAAGCTCCGTAACTTGCCGTTGCTGAAATCGCCGCATTAATGTTTGGTTGTGTTCCGGTAAAATTGGCGGTCATGGTTGCTCACCCACAAAAAACATTGTGCCTTGAACTCGTTTTGCATCCGAATTGCAAATCAAACAAACTAGTTGATCGCCAGTATTCAATAATGGTGGTGTTATCGAATTGCAAATAAAGTTCAATTCTGATGGTGTCGATCCACTGCGACTTTCGTTTCTAAACATACCTAACGGAATAATTCCTAAAAGTTGAATAATTCCTGTTGCCGTACCGCCTCCAGCGACGGTTATGTTAGTAACGTCAATTGCGCCAACGTCGCCTGTTGCCAACCGCAGCAATCCAGTTGTGCCAACGGTTGCGCCAGTTGTGAATGTAAAACTAGGAGCTGCTGCGCCCACATTGCCGTCTTGGTCAGTGTACTGAACATTTGTCGTTACCGTTCCAGACGTTAGTGTTAATTGCGACGAAACATACGCCAAAATGCTGGACGATACTGCCCTGCTGATATTTCCTTCGGTAACTGTCGGCATCGCCGTTCCATCGGTGAATACGTTAGTGCCGTAGTTGTATGTTCCTAAATAAATAACTTTGCCTAAAATAGCAGGAACTATGCTTGAGGAGCGCAAAGTTGCGTTAATTAAACGCAGGCCACTAACGCCCGCTGGCAACGACGGAACAGAAAAACAAGGCGTAACTTGTAATGACAACAACTGACCTGAGTATATTGTTGCCGTTGTTGCCGTAATAACATCTTGTGCAAAATGGATTTTTTGAAAATAGGTGTTGGTTATTCGATCAATATATTGGTCAAAGTTTTGTAATGCCGTCATGTTCTGCGACCAGTTGATTAAAGTTGCAAATGTTTTGATCTAACTGAAAATTATGTTCGCTGCTGCATTGAACATGAGTTTCGTTTGAATTTTCTGGAATTGTAATAATTTCACCGCAAGCAGGACACGCAACAACTCGCCAAGCTCCTCGCAAAGGTTGCGGTGATGCTGCTGGTACATTTGGACAAGGTTTGAAAAGCCTCATAACGAAAAGATTCCCGATGGGTCAAATTGTACTGTAATGTTTCCGCCGTTTGGTGTTACTGGCAAACCGCTGGTTGCAACATCAATGTACGCAATGAGAGGACTTGTTGACGATACGCCTGTGCTTTTGTAAATAATCAACGCTTCAACGCTTGATCCTGAAATAGCGGTAAACACCGCATCTTCTGCGTCAAAAACGCCATTGGTTACCGTTTTGGTGGTAAACGTATAAATACCGCTTCCACCACCCACTACCGCTGTTGACGCCGATGAAAAAAACTCGTCTGTGGCGCTATAGGTGTAAATACCAACATCAATAAGTGCGATGTTGATAGTGTTAGTCAGAAGATCGATAGGAGTACCAGTCGATAAACTCGATGGCCCAATCAACTTTTGTTTGAACTTTGGGTATAACAAATCACCAAATGGATATGGCATATTTAATCCTCATCTTCTATTTCAATACCAACAGGGTTCCCCATGTCATCTGAAATGATAGTTCCCTTTCTTTTCTTTTTAGTTACTACTGGTGTTTGCATACGTCTTTCCAACGCATCCATAGTTAATCGTACACGCTCCAACTCGTTTTCTGAAGTTAGTCGTCGCTCCTCCAACAACTTTTCTGATTCTGATAGTTTAATTCGCATTTGCTCAAGTTCAATTCGTTGAAGCTCAAGAATTTGAGACATGCGGTTATTTTCTTGATTAATTGAATGTTTAAATTGATCGCTATTAACTGACGCATCAACTTTAGCCATATCAACAGATATGCCCTGTGCTTTAATCTGCACCTCTTGTTCAGCTAACGTCAACTCAGTTTGTTTAACGTATTCCTCAAACTGTTGCTTCTGCACAGCAAGTTGCGCCTCAAGTTGATCTCGTTGAGCTTTAAGCTGTTGGTCTTGCATGGTAAGCAAGTTCTTTTCGTGATTGTCTTGCATCTCCATTTGAGTTGCTTGAATACGAGCTTGAGCCTCGATTTGTGCAATCTGCATACGAGCCTGGGTTTCCTGCATAACAGGATCTGGCGGCGGCGGTTGTTTAGCTGCTTCTTCCTTAGCTTTAGCAATTTCCCCAATCTGAGCAAACGCCTTCATGAAAATGCCATCAAGCTCTTTACCGCCCTTAAAGCGTTTAATCATGTTTTGGAAAAACGCCATTCCAAACTCTAATAGCGGTGGGTACTCTTGGATAAGGCTATTCATCTGGTTAAAGAACTCACCTGCTGTAGTGATGAGTGCCATTCCTTCCCGCTGGTCTTGAGCCTGGTCAATAGCAACCATAGAATCCGAAGCTATTTGAATACGGTAGTTGCGCTCCCTTTCGTCTCGTATGATGCGAATAACTTCAGCCTTTAGCTGCTCTAGCACCATCTTTGGGTCCATTGGCGGCGGTAGTGATGCTTCGTATTCTGCCATCATCTGCTCTGCCTCTTCTGGCGGCATGTTTGGATCTGGCTGCGGTGGAGGCGGTGGAGCTGGTTGAGGAGGAATGATTTGGCCTAAAAGCTGGTCAGCATCGGCAATATCAAGTATGCGCTGTTCATCAAACTGAGAGGCAATAATGGTGCCAAGTTTTGAAATACCATCAGAGATAAACTTGGTGAACATGTTCTGTCGCACAATAAGGCCAAGCGACGACCATTGGTTTTCTAGTCTATTAGCTGTTGCAGATTTGTACTGCTCTGAAGTGCCACGCAACAAGTCAGAGATTTTAAGGGTTTCATACAACTGCTGCATTGCAGTCTGTCGTGCCGCTTGCAAAGTTTGTAAAGCATTAACGTACGGCTCAATTGGCATGAACTCAATAGAGTTAGCTAAACCACCACGAGCTTTGTACGACGGCCAGTTAATTGCTGGGATAAGTCGCAAATCCCCACTAATTAACTCTTGCACTTGGTTTCCAATCGCAGAGTCATAAATACCGTTAGTACGAATGGTTTGAGTAACGGCATGAATACGAGTGGTTAGGCGCTCTATTTCTAGAATTTGGTCTTTAACATGCGCATAGTCCGATACAGGGATAACAGAGTCCGGATCAGTACTCTGCGCAATAACGGAACACGGGTAAAACCCTTCGTATTTAATAGGCGGTTCAGAACTTTGTATAATGTTTTTGCCGTTGGCTTTTTGAATCCAATAAACTTTATTAGCTTCTTCACACCAAATCTCCCACAGTTCGGCTTTGCCTTCGTATTTATCTCTGTCTTGAAACTTCTCGTTTTTCTGAACTTCTGGATAGCTATCAAAGCTAAGGTCATCAGCAACATCACGACCAAACAACTCTTCTGCCTGGAAACGGCTTAGGAACGCACGTCGCCCACGCCATTCAACTTCTGATTCGTTTCTAGCGTCAGAACAGATGTAATCGTTGTATTGAACTACATCAAGAATAGCTTTTTCGTCTGTCTTGGCCTCTACTTCCATAGAGACAAGCATAATACCGCCTGGACCTTGTTTGGCGTTTGTAGTGTCGCCGTCGAATGGTTTGCCATCAGCATCAAACAATCCGTCTGGAGTTTGGAAGATTGCAATCTCTTGTAGGATAGTTTCAATTTTAGGCATGTATCGTGCCCACAAAACCGCCTGGCCTGTAAGCAAAAACTGCAATCCTGAGTTGTATCCAACTTGGTAGAAGTCAAACCCGCAATCCATCTGGTACTGTAGGTTTCTTTCAAGAATTACAGCGCCCATTTCGTGCAAGGTGCTTCCCATGCGCTTTCGTAATAGGGCTTCTGCTCTTGGAGTAGAGCTAAAGTAAGCAGGAAGAAGGGTATTATTGCAGTACCACCATACGTTAAGGCGACGCTCTAAATCTCGTAAAAACCCAACATCTTTTTGGGCGTTATATATGCGGATGGATTCTTCTGCTGTCTCAATGAATTTTTTACGTCGTTCTTCTGCTGCGCCAATTTGAGATTTCCAGTATTTGTTTGAAAATCGCTTAACAATGGGTTTGGCTTCTTTTTTCATAATCTTGGTCTTTTAGCTTCGGCTCTCATACGAGCAATATACGCTTCTAAACGAATTACACCCTTGTTAAACACTTCTGCTGGTTGCTCCCACTTGCTGTCAATTAGACGCTCTTTGCAGAGGTATCTCAGAGCATCACAAGCGTGGTCATCGCCCTCTGTATTGGCATCTTCTGGCTTACGTTTATCAATAGCTAAAGAGGGTAACGTCTCTAGCAAGTAAGGACAGTTAGCGAAAATATACAACAAAGGTGGTTTACTAACCAACCTCTGTCTTATCTGAGACCAGCCGGAGATGCGGTCATTGTCGGCATGTTTCCAGTTTGGATGCTTGTACCTAGAGAAAACCTCGTGGAATTGGTCGGCAATACTGGGGCCACCCTCATTCTTAAAGATGGACGGGTCAGCAACAGCTATTGGATTTTCTCCCACGGAAGCGGCTGCAATTCGTTCAGCCTGTGTTTTATTGTCGATTCCTTTTCCCCACATTTCTCTATAAATAATGATAGCTCCTTTTGGGTATGGAACCTCACGACCATGGTCATCACGTCCAGAACTAACAGCGCCCCACAAAGCAGCAAAAGGACTGCGATAACCCCAATCATAACCCAAGTAACGGGGCCAATGTTTTGGGACATTGAATGGAGCAATGATATGCTTAGAACTAAACTCAGGAAAATAACTGCCCTCATGGATTTCAAAGTCTCCTTCTAGCCAAGCTCGCACCAGTTCGGGACTACCGACCATGTGCAAGCGGTTAATATAATCAGGATCTCTAGCAAGTAGTATCTGGTTATCAGTTACACGACTGGGAATGTAAATATACTCAAAGTAAGAACCATTAGGTAAATCCTTTCTTAGTACCTTCATTCCCTTTGGAGCTGGCTTAATAAACAACTCCTTTAGCCAGGTGTGTCCAATACCACCAGGGTTGAATGTAAGTAGAATCTGACCGCCTCCCTTGCCTCGTAATGCTCCAAATAACTTCCAGATACAGCTTGGGTCAGAGTAGTTTCCCGCTTCTTCTATAGCGCAATCTGAGTTCTTGTTGATGAGGCCGCAATCTGATATATAATGATTAGCTTCTTCAACAGTTAAATCAGTAACTAATTGAGTGCCAACGTATGTCATTACCATCTTTCCAAAAACAACATCCTCAGCGAGATAAAACGCCTTGCCGCTATAAGGATGCACCCACCACTCTAAGTGCTCAGGGTTATGTTTT